CATCGATCTCCGCGAGGCCGCCAGGGAAGCCCTGATGGTCTGGGAGCTGGAGAAGATGCGGAACGACATCATCACCTCGCTGGAGGCGATGACGGCGGACGGCAACGTGCAGGTGTCCTACGGCGCGGCCACGGCCGCCCAGCGCAATACCTGGATGGTCAACAACGCCGACCGCGTCCTGTTCGGCAACTCCAAGGGCAACGCGTCGTCCGGCGTCATGGCCACCGCGCTGCTGACGATCAACAACACCACCGGCAAGATGACGGCGGCCACGGTCACGCTGGCCAAGCGCATCGCCCGCACCGCCTCGCCGCGCATCCGCCCCATCAGCGTCAATGACGACGAAGAATGGTTCGTGATGTTCATGCCGAGCCTGCCGTTCCGCGACCTGATGAACGATCCCGTCATCGTCAACACGTTACAATACGCGTGGGATCGCGGGCGCGACAATCCGCTCTTCACCGCCGGTGACATCATCTACAACGGCGTCATCATCCGCGAAATTCCGGAGATGCCGGTCATCGCGGGCGCCGGTGCCGGCGGCATCGACGTGGCCGCGTCGTGCCTCTGCGGCGCGCAGGCGCTCGGCGTTGCCTGGGCGCAACGAATGAAGTCGACGACGAATACACGTGACTATGGCTACATGCACGGCGTCGGCATTCAGGAGATGCGCGGCATCGGGAAGTTACGATTTGGCACCGACCCAACGGTGGACACGACCAAGCCGGTCGATGCCGGAATTGTCACTGTCTATACCAGCGCCGTCGCTGACGCATAAAGGGAGAGTTGTGACATGGCGACATCACCAGCCAGCAGCACCGTTTCCGGGTCGGGGAGCGGCGCGGACACGAAGACCGCGGCTCCGGCGGCGGCCTCCGTCGCGACCGAGCGCACCCCGGAGCAGCGCGAGGCGATGGCCGCCGCGACGATCGGCGCGCAGGTCATCCTCGACTACAATGAAGACGGCTCGATCGGCGCGCGTGGCGGGGCGGGCGGCACGATCGAGGAGAACACCGCCGCGCGTGACGCGCATCTCGCCGCTCTGGGCCTCGATCCGGCGGCGCCGTCCGGCCCGCCGCTGACGCCGGAGCAGATGAAGGCGAAGCAGGACGCCGCGGCGAAGGCGGCCGATCCCACGTTCCTGCCGCCGGCGTCGGGCAAGGCCACGCGCGTCTCCAGCCTCGCGGCGGGCATCAGCAGCGACGATCTGCCGCCACCGCCGGCGGGCTCGGTGACCGGCGCGGCCGCCAGGTGAGGCGTGTCGGGGTGGTGGAACAAGCTGATGGCGGGGTTCACGGGCGCGGACAACGCGTCCGCCCGCAATACGCTGTTCCCGCCCGACGACCCCGCGCAAATCTGGCCGTCCAACAACCCGGTGGGAACTGAGACCTTGCAGAGCGTGGGGATGCCACAACCGACGACCTACGCCGGCCCGGTGGGTCAGTTCGTGAACCCCCAAACGGGGGAACTGACCACGCAGGGGCAGGCGCGGCTGGCCGACAATCCGGCGCTGGGCTTCGATACCGGCGGTCTTGGCCCGGTCAGCGGACTGGCGGGCATCTTCAAGGCGTATCACGGCAGCCCGCACGATTTCAGCGCGTTCGACCTGTCCAAGATTGGCACCGGCGAGGGCGCGCAGGCGTATGGGCACGGGATGTATCTGGCCGACGCGGAGGGCACCGCGCGACAATACAGGGATAATCTCGGTATCTATCCGGCACTGCAAAAACTGGAATTTAACGCAGACAAATCACCGAACAGGCCTGGTCAGGTGGCGTCCAGTCTACACGCTGGGTATTCGCCGGACGAGATAGCCGAGCATTTGAAAGTGCTGGACCCATCAGCGACAGACCAACAGATCGGACAGTGGATTAGTCAAGGGCGCGGAGTATTGGACGACGTTACCAAGACCGCCGGCCACATGTATGAGGTCGAGGTCAACGCCGATCCCGCGCACTTCCTCGACTGGGACAAGCCGCTGAGCGAGCAGCATCCGGTGGTGCGAGGTGCCGTCAACAGCATCGCGGACAATTCGGTGGCGCTAAGCCAACGTCTGGTGGAGGCGGCGAGGAACAACATTCCGCTGACCGGCAATGACGTGGTTTCAACATTGGCGCGTTCCGGCGATTTTGGTGATCCGAGGATCGCGCAGGCACTCCAAAATGCGGGCATCCCCGGAATTCGCTACCTCGACCAGGGCAGCCGCGGCGCGGGCGAGGGCAGCCGCAATACGGTCGTGTTCAGTCCCGAAATCATGAACATCATCCGCAAATACGGCATCGCCGGCCTGATGGCGGGTGGCGCTGGCGCGGCCGGTCTCGGCGGGACGCGGGGGAGCACGGAGCAATGACCGTCCCCGTCTCCACCATCGCCCAGCAGGCGCTCCGCAAGATCGGCGTGCGGGTGGTGCCGCTCGATGATTCGCCGACGCTGACCGAGATGGTGCCGGTGGCCACGATCGCGACCATGGCGCTCGTGGAACTGGGCGTCATCGCCTCGGACGAAACGCCGCTGCCGTCCGATCAGGCGCTCGCGCTCGACAAGGTGGCGTCCGTTCACGCCGCCCTCGACGCGCAGGGCGTGGTCTGGTGGTCGGGCGATGCCGTCCCGCGCGCGTTCGTCGAGGAATACACCAAGCTGACGGCGGCGCAGGCCTCGAGTAGCTTCGGCAAGGCCTCGTCGCCCGAGGCGGTGGCGATGCTGGAGGCGCGCGTTCGGAAGGGCGCGATGGTCCTCAGCGCGGACGACAACGCCGTCCAGGCCGTCATGGCGGTGCACCGGGACCTCGTGATGCGCGGCATCGCGCGGTGGACCTCGGCGGACATCCCCGACCCGCTGGGCGAGCCCTACGCGATGCTCGCCGCCGATGCGCTGGCGCCGCTGTTCGATGTCAAAACCGATCCGGCGGACGCGCGTTCGGCGATGGTCGCCATCCATCGCTACGTGGCGCTGCCAAGCTCGGGCGAGCGCGTCGTGGCCGAGTATTTTTGAGATGGCTTATCGCATCTCGTATTCTGATTACAGCACCACGACGGGAGGTCCGCCCGACCCCATCCGGTGGGTCGGGCCACCGGGGCCGCCCGGTCCCGCCGGGCCACAGGGACCGCAGGGAACTCCCGGTGCCGCTGTCGGTATCGGTGAGGCACCCACTGATGGCGTGATCTACGGTCGCCGCGGCGACACGGCGAACTGGCTGAGCGTGCTGCCGCTGAGCGGCGGCGTTGTCAGCGGCACGCTCGGGGTGACGGGATCGATCACCAACGGAACCGGGCCGTTGACCATCCAGCCGAATGTCCTGGGCACCACGCAACTCGGCGGCAACATCCAGCACGTCAGCCCGACGAACGCGACCTACAATATCACCTCCAACAACATCGCCTCGCACACCGATCCCTGGTCGGTCAGCTTCATCTGGCTCGGCAACAGCGGAGGCGCGGGCGCGCCTCTCACCGGCATCAGCGCCGCCAACAACTTCCTGATCAACGACATCGTCGCCATGAACGGCAACGTCCAGGGTCTGTCTGTCACGCACAACATCGCGCCGAACGGCAATGCGGCGAGCGGCTCGCGTTCGGCCTTCACCGCGTCACTGATTCAACTCGGATCGAGCCAGGGCGGCACGATCACCGGTTCCGGCATCTCCTCGGGCGCCGTCATCAACGCCTGGGGCCGCTCCAACCTCGGCGGTTCGACCACGCTCTATACCGGGGCGCTGAACGGGTTGAACGCCGTGGCGAAGATCCAGAACGGCGCCACGTTCGTTCTGGGAAGCAGCGGTTTCGAAATCGACACATCAGCCGAGACCGGATCGAGCTATACCGCGATCACGCAGCAACTGAACGTCGTTCTGAGCACGCATCAGGTGCGCGGCTATCTTAACGAGAACATCAGCCAGTTATTCGCGGCCCAGGTGGGCGCGGTCGCCGACCTGATGTATGGCGTGCGCTACATCGACCAGAGCGCCGCCAATCCGTTCGATCCGAAGGCGAAACTTCTCTACGTCGGGAAGAACAACGCGAACGCCGTGGCCACCGTCGCGTCGAACCTCGACCATGGCAACACGACTGTCGGCGCGTTCCATTCGCGCTCGCCGTATTCGCAGTCGGTGCCGTTGCAGGCGAACGGGATAACGGGCGCGACGCGGCTGACCAGCGACGGTCTGGCGGCGTCGTCGTTCATCTACGAGGCCCAGCCGACCAATCTAGGCAGCGGCTACACGGCCAATCCCACGGTCACGGTGACGGGCGGGGCGGGCGCCGTCGTCAACGCCATCCAGGGCCAGGGCAATGTCATGGCCAAGGTCGGCGTGTTCAACCCAGGCAGCGGCGTTCCGGCCGAAGCCACGGCGGCGGTGACGGGCACGGGCACAGGCGCCGCGGTCGCTCTGGTCATGGCCGGCAACACCATGAATTTCGGCATCAACAGCGCCGTTGACTTTGATGCGCGGGTTGTCATGCGTTCAACCACGGGCGAGGCGATCTGCTGGTCCTGTTCGTTCGGCGCGCGGATGGGGGCCACGGCTTCCACCACGGCGATCATCGGCTCGCCGGCCTGGACGCAGGTGTGGGCCACGGCGGGCGCGGCGGCGGCGATCGGCATCTCGCCCCCGGCCGCCGACACGACGCTGGGCGCCATCAACATCACGGTCACGCCGACATCATTGACGTGGTCGGGCGGTGGTATGGTCCGCATGACCAAATCATCGAGGGTGTGAGCATGGACGACGTGAAGACATGGCGGGAGGGCGAGACAGACCAGGAACAACTGACAGACCCTTTGTATCCGCCCTCGCCACCCTTACCCACGCCCGGACCAACTCCCGAATTTGAGGCGCTGCAACAAATGCTCAACGACGCGATCAACCGCGAGATCGTATTGCGCGCCGAGATCGTGCGTCTGCGGCGGATCATGTCGGGCGGATGACCACCCTCGCGCTCACCCTGCCGCTCGATCGCGTCTCGCCGGTGCGGATGCCAGTCCGCGACCTCGCACTCGGCGGCACCGACAGCGTGACGCTGCTGGTCTCCGTCGTCGATCGCGACAGTCCCGACGCGGCCCCGATCGAACTGACGGGCGGGATCGGCGGGCCGGCCGTCTCGATGTTCGTCTGGCCCGATGGGTCGCGCGGCCGCGGCTGGGACGGCTGGGGCGGCTGTCAGGACTATGGCTGGGGTTGGTATGGCGGTGGCATCGCCGGTCCCGGCACGACGCTCTGGACCGGCGTGGGCACCATCGTTGATGCCGCGACAGGCACGTTCGCCATCGTCGTCCCCGCCGGCACCATGGGCGGCTGGCCGCGGCGCTGCCGGTGGGCGGTGTTCTTCGACGCCGAGGGCGGCGGCGAGGCCGAGCTGCTCGCCGAGGGCCACCTGCACGTCCGCCCGATGGTATCCCGCGCGATCACGCCCACGATCATGCTGACCGACGACAATCCCGCCGTGCTCACCGATCCTGACGTGAACGCGATCTATATCCAGGGTTTCGCCGGTTCGGGGCCGGTCATGGTCGCTGACAGTCCTGTCATCCCGCCCGATTCAGGAGGCGTGACCGTGCCGCCGCTCCAGTATGTGCCGCCGTATTCCGCGACCGTCGGCACCTCATCGGGCGTGCTGATCGCCGCCGGGAGTTACTCGACGGCGTTCACGATTCAGACGTTGCCCACCGCGAGCGGTAACATATGGTTGCGCCCTGACGGCTCAAACGCCTTGGTGAACACCGGCATCCTGGTCTCGGGCTATGGCGGCTCACGATCCTTCGGCGCGCCTGGCTTTCCACTACCCACCGGCGATCTGACCGCGGTCACCGACGCCGGGACGCCGCAGACCGTGCTGATCTCGGGAGGCTGACCGATGCTCGCACGCCTCCTCGCGGCCCTGATTGTCACCCTGGTCAGTGTCGCCGCGTGGGGCCAGCCGGCGCAACCGCCACCAGGGGCACCATACCTGGCGGCTGACCCAACAGCTCCCGGCGCGATGTCAACCTTCGCGCGCGACCGTGCGGCCAGAGCGGGCGAGATCCTGAACGTCAGGGACTATGGCGCGGCCTGCGACAACGTGCACGACGACTGGCAGGCGTTCCACGATGTCATAACGCGCGTTAACGCCACGGCTGGCGGGCCGATCAGGACGGTCATCCACGTGCCGCCTGGAACCTGTCGCATCTTTGGCGCGCATGGCCCCCTGCCCAACTTCGCGGTTCACGTCCCCGGTGCGATCGTCGGCGCCGGGACATACAAGACCTGGATCGTGATGGACGCCAGTTATGTCGGCGACCTGTTCTCGTGGACCGAGGCGTGGGTGACCGGCGTTTATGTCTTTCCTCAGTTTTTCGCCGGGCCACAGGTCAAAGACCTGACCATCCAGGGCGATCGCGCATCGTCGTCGCAAAACGCGCTTAAATTTTACGATCGGACTGACTATGCGCTGATCGAGAATGTCACGGTATGGGGGGTTCCCGGCAACTGCATCAGCTTTGGGCGCCTGAAAAGCACCACCGCCGGGGGCATCAGGGAGAGCAACATAACGAACTTCCGCTGTTTCGACGCCGGTATGATCGGTGTTCCGGCGGTTGACTTCATGTCGTCTGGCTCGGGTGGGGGTAATCCGGTCGTGGTCG